ATCAAATAAAAGATCACGAGTTTTGACGAGATATGAGTATTATGAGATGAAAAATATTGTTAAAGATTTTAATATTTCAACTCCACCAAGTTTGATTGGTGCGACCTCTGTTTTGGGATGGTGTGCAAAAGCCGTTGATGCATTGGCAGACAGAATGGTATTTAGAGAATTCAGTAATGATAATTATAATTTAAATGAAATTTTTAGATTGAATAATCAAGATGTATTATTTGATTCTGCTATGCTAAGTGCTTTGATTTCATCATGTTGTTTTGTTTATATTTCTCGTGACCTGTGGGGATTTCCACAATTACAGGTCATCGATGGTGGAAATGCTACGGGAATATTGGATGAAGTAACAGGATTGTTGATTGAGGGTTATGCTGTTTTATCAAGAGATGATAATGGAAATCCTTTGATTGAAGCTTATTTTATTGAAGGGGTAACAACAATCTATGAAAAAGGAGTTATTACAGATATATATAATTACACATCTCCATATCCATTGTTAGTACCAATTATATTCAGACCGGATGCAGTAAGACCTTTTGGACATTCACGGATAAGTCGTTCATGTATGTCTATTGTTCAATCGGCAGTTAGAACTATTAAAAGGTCGGAAATTTCAGCAGAGTTTTACTCATATCCACAAAAGTATATTACAGGGTTGTCTGATGATGCTGAGAAAATGGAAAAATGGAAAGCAACTATGTCTTCGATGCTTACATTTACAAAAGATGAAGAAGGGGACTCACCAACGCTTGGACAGTTCTCACAGCAATCTATGACACCTTATATGGATCAGTTAAAAATGTTTGCATCTCTTTTCGCAGGAGAAACAGGTTTGACTGTAGATGATTTGGGATTTGTATCAGACAATCCATCTAGTCAAGAAGCTATAAAAGCCGCTCACGAAAATTTACGCTCCATCGCAAGAAAAGCGCAGCGTACATTTGGAAGCGGTTTTTTAAATGTTGGATATTTGGCAGCATGTGTTCGTGATAAAACACCATATAAAAGACAGAATTTCTATTTAACTAAGCCAAAATGGGAGCCGTTGTTTGAACCGGATGCATCTATGTTATCAAGTATTGGAGATGGAGCAATTAAGATTAATCAAGCACTTCCGGATTATATTGATAAAGAAGTATTGAGAGATCTTACCGGAATTGATAAGGAATAAAGTATGAATGAGAAAGATATTGTTCCAGAACTATTAGAACTTTTACAAAAAAGCTTCAACAAAAAACTTGAAAGTGATGAAAAAATAAACAAATATCTTTCTAATCTTGGAAAGGGAAATGCTGATTACGAAGATGCAAACGAGTATGCGATCCATGTAGGAGAATTATTAAGTGAAGTATTTGAAGAAAATTTAGATTCATCTATTTTACCTAATGGGAAAATGTATTACAACATTGCAAAAAGGATTCTCAATCCACTTTTAAAGGAAGACTATGATAACATTTCTAGTTATTGTTTAAAGACACAAACTATTCTTAACTCAAAAGCAGATATTAATGTCAAGGCAATTTTGCCGGATTTAAATCGAGATAGAATCGATGGTCTTATTGATGTGATATCAGAGGCAGATAAATTTGAAGATGTATCAAATATGCTTATGGAACCTATTGTTAATTTTAGTCAAAGCATCGTTGATGATTGTATTAAAAAAAATGCTGATTTCCATTTCAAAACCGGTTTTAACCCGAAGATTATTAGAAAATCATCAGGAAAATGTTGTGAGTGGTGTTCTCATTTGGTAGGTACATACGATTATGAAGAAGTTAAAGATACAGGGAATGATGTATTTAGAAGGCATCAAAATTGTAAATGTACAGTTATTTATCAACCGGTCAAAGGAAAATCACAAAATATATGGAATAAAAAAGTGATAGTAGAAAATACATTTAAAAAGATTCAACATCCGTTGGAAAAAAAGAAAATATGGGTAACAAAAAATTTAGAAGATGTTACAACAGAATATGTAAAAAAATCTCAACCAGGGAAAGGCGAAATTATTTATGATGATGGTTATAAAATACAAACTCATAAAGATGAAATTAATATTGCTAAATGGTTACATAGAAATTTAGGTGGAGATATTTTTCTTATTAATGAAAAAAATATTCAGAATATAAAGAGTGCTGATTATCTTTGGAATGGAAAGTTGTGGGATTTAAAAACAGTAACAACAGAGAAATCAGCAAATAGTGCTTTGCGTAAAGGAATAAAACAAATTGCAACTAATCCTGGAGGAATTATACTTAATTACAGTAACAATAATATCTCAAATACTAATTTGATTAAAGAGATTAACCATAGACTTGAATATAGTGAAATTTCAATAGATGTAATTGTTATTATAAATGGAAAATTAGAGAAAATATATAGAAATAAAAAATGAGATATCTCCCCCGCCAGCTCCGGCAAAGGTTATATCTCATAATTATTATATATCATATTTTTTTTAATTATGCAATAGAATCATGATGATTTTGCAATCGAAATAAAAAGATGAGGAGAGAAAACATGAGGTAAATATGGAAAACAGAATAGGAAGACAAACACCGACCACTTCATTTGTACTTCCTTATGAAAATACTTACGGTCAGGAAGCAATTGATTTATATAATTCAACAGGAAGAACAGCTCAACAGTGGCAGGAACTACTTTTATATGATATTTTATCTTACAATGAAGAAAATCTCTATATTCATACTAAATTTGGATATAGTGTACCGAGGCGAAATGGTAAAAATGAAATTGTTGCGATACGTGAAATGTACGGATTAAAAAAAGGAGAACATATCTTACATACTGCTCACAGGACTACAACAACACATAGTGCATGGGAGCGATTAACGGACTTACTAGTAAAAGCTCATATAGAAATTATTTCATCTTATAGGGCATTTGGAAAAGAGCATATAGAAGTAGAAGGTGGAGGTAAAATTGAATTCAGAACAAGGACATCAAAGGGTGGACTAGGTGAAGGATTTGATCTTTTAATTATTGATGAGGCGCAAGAATACCAAGATGATCAAGAGAGTGCTTTAAAGTATGTTGTATCTGATAGCAAAAACCCACAAACAATTTTTTGTGGTACCCCACCAACAATGACATCGTCTGGAACAGTTTTTGTTAAATTTAGAAAATCGGTTCTATCAGGAAATACAAACAATGCAGGATGGGCTGAATGGTCAGTACAAGTTCAATCAAATCCAAAAGATAAAGACTTATGGTATGAAACAAATCCTTCACTAGGGACCGTTTTGACAGAAAGAAAGATATTAGACGAAATCGGAAATGATGATGTTGACTTTAATATTCAACGATTGGGGTTGTGGATAAGCTATAGTTTAAAATCAGAAATCAGTGAAAAAGAGTGGTTGAATTTACAGATTGAAGATGAAATAGAACTTAAGGGCAAATTATTTGTTGGAATCAAATATGGACATGATGGAACGAATGTTGCGCTTTCATTAGCTGTTAAAACTTCTTCCGGAAAGATTTTTATCGAGGGATACGATTGTCGATCAATACGAGATGGCAATTCTTGGATCATTTCCTTTTTAAGAAAAGCAGATGTTGCAAAAGTTGTGGTAGATGGTGCAAACGGGCAAGCATTGCTTGAAAAAGATATGGTACGAAGTGGACTTAAAAAGCCAATCTGTCCTACTGTTAAAGAAGTTACTACCGCATATTCTTCATTTGAACAGGGAATCTTTTCGGAAACGATTTGTCATATGAATCAATTATCCTTAATGCAAGCAGCAACAAATTGTGAGAAAAGGACAATCGGTTCTAATGGAGCATGGGGATATAAATCTATAAGACCGGATATTGAAGTGGCACTTTTAGATAGTGCCGTTTTAGCATATTGGTTATGCAGTACGACAAAAGAAAGAGTAAAACAAAAAATAAGTTATTAGAGGTCAGCGAAAGCTGACTTTTAATATAGAGCGATACCACCGCATTATAGTGGGAAAGGAGAATGAAATATGACAGAATTTAAGCCAATCAACACTCAGGAAGAGTTCAACGAAGCAATTAGGGAAAGACTTGCAAGAGAAACTGCAAAGTACTCTGATTATGAGGACATCAAAAAGAAAAATGGTGAGTATGAACAGAAAATCAGTGGTTTTGCAGAAGAAAAAGCAGGACTTGAAAAAATGGTTGCAGAACTAACTTCCAAAAACAAAGCATACGAGACCAACTCGGTAAAAATGAGAACTGCTTTGGAAATGGGATTGCCGACTGAATTGGCAGAAAGATTAGCAGGAGACACAGAAGAAGACATCAAAAAAGATGCCAAAAAACTTGCTGATTTATTCAAAGCAAATGCAAAACCGGAACCGATGGCAAACCGTGAAGAAAATAACGGAAAAAATCAAACTGATGCTGCATTTAAAGAAATGCTTAAAAATTTAAAATAGGAGGTAAAAAAGCATGTCTGATGTATTAACAAAAGGGAATTTATTTCCAGAAGTATTAGTCACCGAAATGATGAACTTAGTATCAGGGAAATCATCATTAGCCAAATTGTCAAAATCAAAACCTGTACCTTTTAATGGTATGAGAGAATTTACATTTAGTTTAGATAAAGAAGTGGATGTAGTAGCCGAAAATGGAGCAAAAACGAAAGGTGGAGCAACAGTTACACCGATTACAATTATTCCTGTAAAAATTGAATATGGAGCTCGTGTTTCGGATGAGTTTATGTACGCTTCTGATGAAGTTAAATTAGATTATTTAAAAGCATTTGCAGATGGATTTGCAAAGAAAGCCGCACGAGGATTTGACATTATGGCAATGCATGGTGTAAATCCACGAACAGGGAATGCGTCCTCTGTTATTGGGAAAAACCACTTTGATTCAATGGTCACTCAAACAGTAACGGTTTCTACCGGAACAACAGCAGATGATCAGATTGAATCTGCAATTGCATTAATTCAGGGGTCAGAAAAAGATGTAACAGGATTAGCTTTAGCTCCTGCTTTTCGTTCTGAATTAGCAAAACTAAAAAATTCAAATGGCGAAAAGTTATATCCAGAACTTGCATGGGGTTCTGCACCAGGAGTAATCAATGGGTTGCCAGTGGATGTAAATAGTACAGTATCTGCAAATTCAAACTTAGATAGAGCTATTGTTGGAGATTTTGAAAATATGTTCAGATGGGGATATGCTAAGGAAATTCCACTTGAAATCATTCAGTATGGGAATCCTGATAATGATGAAACGCTAGGTGATTTAAAAGGTCATAATCAGGTATATTTAAGAGCTGAAGCATATATCGGATGGGGAATTTTAGATCCATCTGCTTTTGCTATTGTGAAAGATATGGCTTAGATTGATGGAGGTAAGTATGAGATATCGTAATAAGTTAACTGGAAGTATTATTGATACAAATTGTTTAATTAGTGGAGAACACTGGGAGAGATGTGATGGCATCTCTCCTGAAGTTTTGCCAAAAGAAGAAGCGGAAGAGGAAATTCTTGAAAAGAAAGAAAACTCAGAAGTAGATATTCCTGAAAAGACGGAAGAACTGAAAGAGGAAAAAAAGGATACAAAGAAAGGTGCTGTTATTAAACCTAAAGGAAATGTTGGAAAGAAGGGAAAATAAATGAATCCATTTGCAACGATTGAAGATGTAGAGGAACTATGGAGAACACTTAATAATGAAGAGATTACAAGAGCAGAAAGTCTTCTTGGCATTGTGTCTAATAGTTTACGCATGGAAGCGGAGAAAGTTGGAAAAGATTTAGATGAGATGATTTCAAAAAATATAAATTTGAAAGATGTTGCCAAATCTGTGACTGTTGATGTCGTTGCAAGAACTTTAATGACCTCAACTAATTCAGAACCTATGGTACAGACTTCACAATCAGCTTTAGGATATTCTTTTTCCGGAACCTATTTAGTTCCTGGAGGTGGATTGTTTATCAAAAATTCAGAGCTTGCAAGGTTAGGGCTCAAAAGACAGAAGATAGGAGTGATTGATTTGTGCTAAAAGGGATAACTGTTAAACTCATCAATGTTGTTGATGTTGATCGAGATGAATTTAATGCACCTATTTATGAAGAGGTTGAAATCTATGTAGATAATGTATTGGTACAGCCGGCAACGGCACAGGAAATTATTGATTCTCAAAATTTGTATGGAAGAAAAGTCGTATACAATATTGCTATTCCAAAAGGAGATAAGCATGAATGGGAGAATCAATATGTAGAATTCTTCGGAGAACGATTTCATGTATTCACACCTGCTGTGGAAGGGATTGAAAACATGATACCTTTAGAATGGAATAAAAAATATCAGGTCGAAAGATATGAGTAAAATCAAATTTGAACTTGATCGTCAAGGAGTATCAGAACTTCTAACGGGTGATGATATGCAACAACTTTTATGGAATATTACTGAAACAATTCGTTCCAGTCTTGGAGATGGATATGAAAATAGAATAGCTAATCCAGGCACACGATTAATAGGAATTGTTACAGCTGTTGATGAAGAAGCGATTGAAGAACAATATGAGAGTAACTTATTGTTAAAGGCGCTGAATGGAAATTTTAGTGAGGTGAAAACGAAAAAATGATTGAGATAGAACTATTGGAGTATTTAGAAAGAAAATTAAATTATCCAATTGCCTATGAATATGAAGGATTGAAAGAATGTATTATTCTTCAAAAGACAGGGACAGCCAACCAAAATAGTGTCATAGTTTCTACTTTTGCCATTCAATCATATTCGACTTCATTATTGAAATCAGCCAAACTAAATGAAGAAGTAAAGAAAGCAATGGAGCTATTTGTTGAACATCCAAACATTATCAAATCTAAATTGAATACAGACTATGAATATACCGATACGAGAACAAAAAAGTATCGATATCAATGTGTTTATGATATTACACATTATTAAGGAGGGACAAAACATGCAAAATGTAAAAAATGTAACGGCAGCAAAACCGGCAACAGGAGGGGCAATTCATAGAGCTCCTTTAGGAACTGCATTACCTACAGATGCGACCTCTGCTTTAGCAAAGGAATATGTATCTTTGGGATATATTTCAGAAGATGGATTGACAAATTCAAATACAATGGAGACAGAACCAACGAAAGCATGGGGTGGTGATGTTGTTCTAACAACGCAGACAGAAAAAACGGATACTTTTTCAGCTACATTAATTGAAGCGCTAAATGTTGAAGTTTTAAAGACTATTTACGGAAATGAAAATGTGATAGAAGATACTACGAGCAATTCAATTTCAATTAAGTCTAACTCAAAAGAATTGGAGGGCGGGATATATGTAGTTGATATGATTATGAAAGACAATACATTAAAAAGAGTTGTTATTCCACATGGCCAAGTAACTGAAGTAGGGGATGTCGTTTATAGTTCAGAAGTCGTTGGATATGAAACTACTATTACTGCATTACCGGATGAAGAAGGAAATACTCACTATGAATACATTAAAAAAGCAACAGTAGGTGGTAATTGATGAAACATGATGTAAAAGTAAATGATGGAGTTTTAGACTCTTGGGAATATGTAGAACTATTAGGGAAATTAAATAGTGGAGATATAAATGATCAATTGTCTATATTTCCACTTTTTTTAGACCTTTTATTTGATGAAGAGAATAAAAAGAAGTTTTTGTCTGAAATTAAAGGAGATAGAAATTTTACACCGGCAAAAGAAGTCATTAAAGAACTTGGAGTATTTTTGGGAGAGATAAACTCAAAAAACTAATGACCCTCATCGTAATGCTACAAGTTGATGAAGATGCCTTGATTTGTGATTTGGCAGAAACCTATCATATTTTTGAGTATAAAAAAATGAAGCCATCTTTAATCGCAATATTTGCATGCGGATTGAGGGAAAACAGTAGAATATTTAAAAAAATAGGCAAGTACGAATATGATCCTCAAGTCATACTGCTTTCATCTGCGGTAGATTGTCTTAGATTGCTTTTATGGCAAAATTCCAAAGATGGTCAAAAGAATAGAAATAAACCGAAACCATTATTACAACCTATCAGACAAAGGGCAGAAGAAATTGCGACATTTGCAAACTGTTCTGATTTCGAAAGGACAAGAGAAAGATTGTTGAAAGGGGTGATGTGAAATGCCTAATTTAGGAAAAGCATATGTTCAAATAGTTCCAACTACAAAAGACATATCAAGTAAAATTGAGAAGGAGTTAAATCCCGGAATTGAAAATGCGAAAAAATCACTTAGTGACAAATTGGGTGATGGGTTTAAAAGTGCTGCTAAAATAGGTGGTATTGCAATTGCGGGTATATTTTCTAGTGCTACTGTGGTTTTAGGATCTGCAATGAGAACTGCTATTGCAGAATTTGCAAATTATGAGCAATTGGAAGGTGGAGTAAAAAAGCTATTTGGAGAAGAAGATATGCAGGAAGTGATGCAGAATGCTCAAAATGCTTTTAAAACAGCCGGTATGTCTGCAAATGAATATATGGAAACCGTTACTTCTTTTTCATCTTCTTTAATAAAATCATTAGATGGAGATACACAAGAGGCTGCAAGATTAAGTGATCAAGCAATACGAGATATGGCAGATAATGCAAATACATTTGGAACTGATATTGAAATGATACAGAATGCATATGCAGGATTTGCTAGAGAAAATTATACAATGCTTGATAATTTAAAACTTGGATACGCAGGAAGCAAAGAAGGAATGCAACAGTTGATTGATGATGCCAATGCAATTGCAAAGGCACAAGGGAAATCGGCTGATTATACTATTGAATCTTATGCAGACATTGTAGATGCCATTCATCTTGTACAGGAAAATATGAATATTGCCGGAACAACTGAAAAAGAAGCTATGACTACAATACAAGGGGCATTAAGCGCAACTAAAAGTTCATGGACAAATCTATTAACTGCAATGGCCGGAGGTGGAGACTTAGATGCTGCACTTCAAGGAGTTGTAGACAGTGTTATGGTAACGATTAATTTATTAGCACCAAAGATTCTTGAAACAGTTCCAAAAATTGTAGAAGGATTAGCCACATTATTAACAGAGCTTGCACCACAGTTAGGACAGATGATCACTGATCTTTTTCCTACATTGATGCAAGCAGCTGTATCCATTGCAGGATCTCTTCTTCAACAATTGCCATCTGTTATAGGTACTGTAGTGTCTACATTGTGGGATACTGCAAAAAAATTATTTAAAAGTGTCAATTGGGGAGAAATTGGTCAAAACTTAATTAATGGAATCAAAGATGGAATTTTAAATGCAGTTAGTTGGTTGATTGAGTCAGTTAAGAGTACCTGTTCAAAATTGGTAAATAGTGTAAAAGACTTTTTTGGAATTGCTTCACCATCTAAACTTATGTATGAATTTGGTGAATATATTGATTTAGGTCTTGCTAATGGTATCAGTGATAATGTAAGTGAAGTAACATCTGCTATGAATAGATTAAATACAGAGGCTTACGGTGGATTCACAGCAAATGTTAATCATACAGGCAATGTATCCGGATTTAATCAAACAGTAAATATTTACTCACCAAGAGAACTTTCGCCATCTGAAAATGCAAGATTGATAAGAAACAATACAAGACAGATGGTACTTAATTTGAGAGGGGTTTAATATGCGCAAGATTAAATGTATCAACGAAAACAATATATCACTTGAATTTGCTGAAAGATTTTCCCCATTTCTTTTGTTAGAAGCAGAGGGACTGTATGAATTTAATGTGAATATAAATATGTCCGATATTTCAATGGGAAATGGAGCAATTTATGAAGGTTCTAATATAGAAAAAAGAAATATCGTATTGTATGTTGCTGATTACACTAAACATTGGGATAGAAGAAATCAACTTTATCAACTATTCAAACCACATTCGAAAGGAATACTGATCTATACAGAAGATGAAAATTCAAGACAAATCGAATACTATGTAGAAAGTGTTTTGGTAGAATCGATTGAACGAGTAAGAAAAGCAACAGTTTCTCTTCTATGTCCTGATCCCTTTTTTTCTGATTTATTTGATGTCGATGTCATTATGAATGGATGGAAGAGTAATTTTGAGTTTCCGCATCAATTTATTGTTGAAAAAGAGCAATTTGGGATAAGAATAAACAAACAGATTGAAACCATTAATAATGATTCAATTGATGATTTAGGAATGGAAATCATCATTCGAGCAAATGGAGAGATAACCAATCCGTCATTAAGAGATATTTATAAAGGAACATTTATTAAGGTTGGAACTATCAGCAGACCTTTAAATATGAAATTAGATGATGTCTTGATTATCAATACCTGTAACAATGCAAAAAATGTTTATTTAAATGATAGAAAAATCAATAATTTTTTAGATGAAGATTCTACCTTTTTACAGCTGAGTACAGAAGATAATGTATTAAGATATGATGCAGATAGTGGTGTTGAAAATATGCTTGTCACAATTCGATTCAGAAAGAAATTTTTGGGTGTTTAAAATGGAAATTATTATTTATGATTCAAATTTAGAAAGAATAGGAGTTATAGATAACTTTCATTCTTTAATATGGACAAGGAAATTCTATGAGCCGGGAAGTTTTGAACTTCACTTACCACTTACTGCCGAGAATATTGCTTATGCTAGGGAAGAAAACATTGTTGCGAAAAAGGGAAGTATTGAAAGTGGAGTGATAGAATCTATTTCAATTACCGATGGGGAAAAAAGAAGTCTTGTTGTCAAAGGGCGTTTTTTATCTTCTTATCTTGAAAGACGACTTATCAAAAGATTTACATTTAATGGAAGAGTTGAAGAAGCCATGAAGCAGATGATTCAGAATTCTGTTTCTATACCAAAATTAAATGTAGAAGCAAACAAAGGATTTACAGAAATAGTGACTTTTCAAGCAACAATGAAGAATTTAAATACAATCATATCAAAACTATCAAAATCTTCTAATATTGGGTATCGTATTGTTGCAGACTTTAAATCAAAAAAACTTCTTTTTGATGTATATAAAGGCATTGATCATACATTAGGACAGTTTGATAATACACGAGTTGTTTTTTCGACAAATTATCAAAACTTAAATGATTCTTCCTACTCTTTTGATTCGATGAAAACAGGTACTAAAGCTTTTGTTGGTGGAGAGGGAGAAGGAACAAATAGGATTTATGTTGAAGTGGGAAGCGGAAGCGGTTTAAATTTGCGTGAAGTTTTTGTAGATGCTAAAGATATTAGAAGTAATGATTTTTCGACAAATGCACAATATTTAGATGCATTAAGACAAAAGGGATATGAAGAGTTAAACAAATTAGAGCCAGTTGAATCTTTTGAGTGTGATGTTGAACCTAAAGGTAATTTTATTTACAAAGAAGATTATGATTTGGGAGATGTTGTCACATTGATAAAAGAGGACTGGGGATTAAAGATAGATAAACGAATTACAGAGATACAGGAAGTATATGAAAATGGTGGAATGGCAATTACCCCTATATTGGGCAATCCATTTCCTGAAACATTAGATATAGGAGAATAAAATATGGGAGAATATGCAAATTTTTATAATTCACACAGTGGTGATAGAGTATATGATGCAGAAAGTATGAGTGAATGGTTGACACCTTTTTTTACTACAGGGGTCTTTAATGGAGATTTATTTGTACAGGGAAATGGTGGGATGTCTGTTTATATCAATCCAGGATATGTAAATATCAATGGTAAAGTACGCTTGTTTGATGAATCCACAGTCCTTCCAATTGAGATTGCGCATGCTAATTTATCAAGAATTGATAACATTGTAGTAAGACGAGATGATATTGAAAGAAACTTATATCTTGCAGTAGTAAAGGGAACAAACTCATCAAATCCAGTGGCACCTTCTCCGATTAGAGAAAACGGAATATATGATCTTGTAATTGCGCATGTACATGTGACACCGGCACTTGCTGAGGTAACACAATCACAAATTGAAGATACAAGGATGAATAAGAGTATTTGTGGATGGGTGGCATCTACTGTAGAAGAAATTTCTTTTGAACAAATTATGGCACAATGGGACAGTATTCAGAAAGATCAAAACAATGAATTTATATCTTGGTTTAATTCAATGAAGGATCAGTTGAGTGAGGATGCAGCAGGACATTTATTAAATGAAGTAAATACACTAAAAGAAAGTGTGACAGCAATTAATAATAAGTTAGGAACTCAAGTGACATTTTCATTAAGCGGAACAACACTGACAATCACAACAAAGTAGGTGATAGTATGCCAGTAAAGTTTAACAATACAACGATAACTGCAATAAAATATGCAGGGAAGACATTAACAAAATTGATTTACAATGGGAAATTGGTTTTCGAAACAATTAAGCCTAGCGTTTCAATCACTTCTCCATCTTCAGGAGCAACTTTGAATACTGCAAGACCGACTATCAGTTTTAAATTAACCGATGCAGATAGTGGGGTAGATATTACTACATTATCCTTACAACTTGATAGTACAACTTACAAATACAATTCTAGTGGAGTATCTTACTCTGCAATAACAAATGGATATAATGTATCTTTCACACCGCCAAGTAATTTAAGTGATGGGTCACATTCTGTTACCATATCTGTGAAAGACAAGTTTGGAAATAATTCAAGTTTGACAACTAGAAGTTTTACTATAAGTACTTGGACAACTGTAACCGGTGCAAGTTTCTTGCCTATTTCTAACGCATGGTCACATACCGGGAATAATTCGACTTCAGCATTGAGCAGTTTTGCATTCAAAAATGCAACTTTCCATGTTGCAGGTATATTGTATAACAATGATAGCTATACACGGGAAGGACATGTCAGTATAGATGCTACACCAGATGGTGTAAATTGGGTAACGTTGGAACGAAGATACATTGGAGATATCAGTGGCAATGGTGGAGGGAAAAACTTTGATTATACCTATACATGCTCAAATGGAGTTGAATACAAAGCTTGGAGGGTTGTGAAAAGTAATGGAAGCAACGTAGCAAATTTAACTACGGCAGTTATTACAAGCTATACAAGAAAAGCTGGATAGGAAAAGGATGAAAAGAGAGGTGAAGCAATGCGCAAATTGATTTTTGGAATGCGTTTTTTAAGAGAAACGCAAATAGAAAATGGATCATATTCACACGAAAACTTGCTTGCAGTTGATTATGCAGGGAAAGATTCGATGATAGAGAGTTGGGTTGCTGTAGACGGAGCTTATAAAATTCTTGCAACATTTCCATATTCAACAACCGGCTTTTCTAACACGATGCTCATCACTCCATGTGATGAAAAAGGACAACCTGAAAAGGTATTGTGTGCAGATGGATCAGTGAGAAATGTAACAATTGCACTCTCTCATGACAATAGCTTGAATTATAAAAATGGAGAACTTATTGTTCCCGGAAGTGTTATTTATGATGAGGGGACAGCCGGAAAAGCAACAGGAAACCACATTCATTGTGAAGTAGGTGAAGGAATCATCTATTCCAAAGTTAAAGCAAGTGATGGACAATGGAAAATGCCAAGAGCACTCTATCCAAGTAAAGTGTTTTTCTTGCTTAGCGGATATCATGAAATCCAAGAAGGAAATAAGCGATATAAATGGACAGAAACGGAGGGTGAAAAGATGAAATTGAAAGAAGGATATCAGTTGCTTACACATTTGGGACAAAAGATCCATGTGTATAAACAATGTCCGGATGAGAAGATGGGGTTGATCAGTGCGAAAGGGAATATTCCTTACAAGGCAGTTGATGATATCACACGAATTGATGATGACCGAATTCATGCTTGTAAAGTGAATTGGAATTACTTTGATATGAAGACAGGGCAACATTACGGAGTTGAAATCAGTCCACAAAATGAGTTTGTACCTCATACTGAAGAGTACTTAGCACTTTATCAGCTCAAAGATGAACAGGAATTAAACACTGTAAAATCGAGTGAGTTTTGGCTGACAAGGGGGAATGTTGAATTTGCATGTACACCATTTGCAACCTTATTCAATAAGGGCAAAGACTGCAAAATTATTTCGTCCGGTGTAGGAAATAAATTGGGAGTTGCAAATACACAAACTTTCATTATGGGATTCAATGATGGAATGCATGCTTTTGGTGTATGCAGTGGAAAACTTACTCCTGAACAATGTGTGATGTTTGCAAAGCAATTTGAAGGATTAAATCATATCAGTTTTGGTGATAGCGGTGGTTCAAGTCAGATGATTGTAAACGGGGTTAAAAAAGTATATACAGGTCGCAAGATTCCGAATGTATTAACTTTTTATAAAGTGAAAAATCAAAACGAAACAAAAGGAGATGAGGATATGTTAAAGAAAATCCATGTGGATAAAGTAGGATTATACATACGTGACAAGGTAAAAGGAAAAATCATCGGATTTATACCGGCAAGTTCAAACCATGAATTTGAAGAAGTAAAACCTGTAGATCATCGCCAATCTGATGGTTATCAATGGTTTCAGGTAAAAGGATCATGGACATATAAAGGTAAAGAATACAAGAATCAAATAGGCTATTGCCAATATGACAGTAGTTGTTACTGGGTAGAATAAGGAGGAAAAAATGAATCAAGTTAAAACAATAATTACAACTGCGATAGCAGCTTTTTTTAGTTTCTTTGGATTATTAGCAGTTCCATTACTTCTTTTGGTTCCATGTATGGTCATTGATTGGATCACGGGGATTGCTTCATCCAAAGTACAAGGAATTACGATAACAAGTGAGATTTCATTTAAAGGTATTGCAAAAAAGATAAGCATGTTGATTCTAATTTTTGTAGGATGGGCATTGGATATTTTGATTGCGTATATTATTAAAACGATGAATTTGCAATTGATGTTACCGAATATTATCGCCTGTATCGTAGCAGTGTGGTTAGTGCTGAATGAATTGATCAGTATTACAGAGAATGTATCTGTACTTGGAGTGAATGTTCCGTTCCTCAGTCCAATCATGCATCTTATCAAAGATAAAGTGGAAGAAACAGTTAAAACAGAATAATATATAAGCCGGTTCTCAATTGAGAGCCGGCTATTTTTATTGAAAAGATAAATGCAATTTGATAGAATGATTGAAACAATGTGAGGTGATTCATATATGGGAGATGTAAAAGCTTTATTAGTTGGAGTTTGTGACTATTTTGTACCTGGCTGTGCCTCATTACCTTTATGTAAAAATGATTTATATGAATTAAAAAATGCACTTATTAAAGGATTAAATGTTAAATGTGAAAATATTAAATTATGTGGAAAAAGTGGTAAAGTAACTGTGAAAGACTTTATATTGTCATTTGATGATTTTATTAGCAAAACAATGATCGATGATATATTTATTTTTTATTTTTCGGGACATGGGGCGAAAGAGTTTTTAGTGTTAAGTGATGATATAATCCCATTAGAAAAAATTATTGATTTACTAGAAAGAGTAGAATCAAAAAAGAAAATTATTATATTAGACAGTTGTCATTCTGGAACTCTTAATATTAATGGAATTCCACAATTAAATGTTAATGAGAGTGTTGATCAATTTACTGATCATGGATATACCATTTTATCCTCGTGTGGTGTAGAAGAAGAATCGGGTTTTGATATGACAAGAAATATGAGTCTTTATACTAGATTTGTTTGTGATGCTTTAACATCTCGATTTTTAATTAGAAAAGGAAAAAAATCATTAAATGACATAAATAATGCAATTCTTCATTTTGCTAAAATAGATAATAATTCTAATAACAATAAAAATCAGCATCCAATATTTCGATCAAATATTGGAGGAAGTATATTTTTTGATGTAGAAGATTATAGGCCTTATAAAGCAAATCAAGTATATGAGGAAACGGATGATTATATAATTTATGAGGTGAATCCTACACATCATGCAAATGTAAAAAGATTTTCAATAAGTATTCTTCTTCGTTATCAAATGACTTTGGAAGAAATAGCTAAAGTATCAGAAGAAATAATAAAAAAAGCAATTCATTACGAGGTATATAAAAATGATGTTTCGGAAAAGAAATTTAAAGGACGACTGGCTAATATAATATGGTGTTATTTTGGGTATGATGAAGACGATATGATAGATAAGAATTTTATATGTCATTCTACTTGGGTGGATGAAGAACAAAATAAAAATTGGTGGTATCAAAAAAATTTTCATACACGAATAGTATCTGGAGTTCATATTACTTTAAATGAAAATTATGCGGAGGTTAAAAATCTTAAGGATAATAATTTGAATAGTATAGATTTTATTAAAATTGTTCGAGAAAATACTGTGAAAGCAATATCATTAGCTGAGGAATATATTTATCTGTTTAGAGAGTATCTTAATGGTGAATTAAAAGAAAGTGAATTTATTAATAGTGTAGATTCAATAAATGAGAAAATATCAAAATGTTATTTCAATCAAAATAATTTCCCAATCGCACCAAATGAATTATATAATTGGTCAAGAGTCAATGATAAAATAGTTTCTACAATAAATGATTTTACAATTTTTTTCTCCAAGAAAGGTTTACAAAAATATAGTAAAGATAATCGTGAGTGGCTTTTGAAAGATTCAATTGCGCGTTATACATATGAGTTAAATGAATTAAGAGAAGAAGAAAAGAGGATGAGTCTTTATTTTGAAGATTGGATATTTGAAACTATATAATAAGGATGTAATAACAGACACCACTTTGGGACCTTTTCTTCTGTTCCAAATTGGTGGATATAATAAAAAGGCTTTAAACCAGGATTTTAGCCTTTTTTTTGTAATTTTGGGTAGATTTTCAAAGTGAAGTTTTCACATTTCTGATTTCTCTTTCCTTTTTCAGTTTTAGTATATTCAATTTTTTCAATTAATCCCTTGAGAATTTCATTTTTAGTAAGGACATCGCTAACACTTTTGTACATTTCTAGTACATTTTTTAATTTAGGAAGAAATTCTTCTTGTTCTTCCTGGATCTGTTTTTCATGTTCCATTTCTTGTTGGAGCTTCTTTACTGATTCACGATTTATAGTTAATTTATCTGCAATTAATTTGGATCGTTCCAAGAAGACTTCGGTTGTATATATTCCTTGTTCATAGAAGGAATAGATATTATTGTTTTGCTCTATTAATTTTTTATATTGTTTTTCTAGTGCAGAAATCGCTTGAGAATGCGATTCTAAGGAACTTTTGACATTGGATAAGTCCTTATTCATTAAATTTATTTCGTAGCCATTAGCCCATTGTTTTAAAGCGGAAATCACACGTTCTTCAACAATGTATTGATATGAAGCAATATTATCACAATATGGATTATCGCAAATTAATGCATCTAACTTTTGTTTTGTTCCGGCAGGTCTTCTTCTCATAGCATGGCCACATTTTCCGCATTTTAGAATGCCGGCAAGAGGATTTTTGATTTCTTGATTCAATCCTGTTGTATGGGGCGTATGTCCTTTGATCAATGATGCAGCATGATTAAATGTGGCTTCATCAATAATAGCAGGATGAAGTCCATCGATTAGAATTTTGTTATCTTGATTTATTCTTGGTCGAGTATGAGTGACAACACCATTTGAAACTTTTTTGACAATGGCTCGGTAATTCCATTTGATTTTACCTATATAGGTTGGATTATCTAATATTCCTCTTATAGTTGATTGTGTCCATACATGGTCTTTTTTACGGCATGGAATTCCTTGCCTGTTAAGCTCAAGAGCAATAGCCCTGCATCCGAGTTTGGTTTGCATATGATCATCTGAAATAATTCCCTGAGTAAAGTATTGAAAAATCAGTTGTACAATTGGTGCCTCATTTGGATTAATTTCAAGAGTATTTCCTTTTCCGTTTTTTATTTTGACGATATTATATCCGTAAGGGGGAATAGACCCTAAGTATTTTCCCTCCATAACAGAAGCAATTTTCCCCCGCTGTAATCTTCGATTGATTGTTTTATATTCCCTGCGTGACATGAATAGTCCAAACTCGAAATACTCTTCATCATATTCGTTTTCCGGATCATATGTTTTGAGAGGAGTAATGATCTTGCAGTTTCCATATTTGAAAGCTTCAGCAACTACACCTTGATCAATTGTGTTTCCTCTTGCAAGTCGCTCTACTTCCATAACTAGCACACCATCCCAATATCCTTGTTCGACTTCTGATAGAAGTTTTTGCATAAAAGGGCGAGCTGAAATTGTCTCGCCGGATACAATTTCTTTATAGATTTGCTTGATGGGTAAATGAAGTCTTTTTGCTAAATCAAGAAGCGCTTTTTCGTGATGAGCAAGTGTTTCTCCTTCACCGTGAATTTCTGCTTCTTTGTCTTTTCGTGATTTTCTCAAGTAAATACAATAATTGTTCATAGTGCCTCCATTACTATTTTATTGAGTTTAATCTCAAACTTGTGTATAATTGAGGCATAGTAAAAGGGATGTTGTGCAAAACATTTTTACTATGCAGATCCTTATTGGTAGTAAGGATTTCCCCAGTTGTTGGTAGCAACTGGGATTTTTTTACATCTACTTTATCTTTTGGTAAGTGTCTTTTCAAGTAAAGTTTTTTATTATTTCAATAATTTGGATTTGTATTTAATTTTAATTCTGCTACAAAATCTTTATAATCAATATTCCATATTCTTCTACCATCTTTTTCTTCAACATTATATCCTGTAGAATAAATTTTTATAGATTGTGTAATGATATGTCCATATGAATTTAAAAATTCTAAAGAAAGATTGATATGAAAATTTCCTTTGAAATTACCATTCTTTGCATTATTTTTATAGTAAAAATATTTTTTTAATTCTTTGGCTTTATCTTTGATTACAGGAACTGTAAATGATATTTTAGAATAAAAATCAGGAGAATTACTAATTATCGAAAGTGGTATTGATTGGTGTACATCTTCATTTACAAATTCGATAGAATTTTCTTGCGTTTCATAGAAACCTGAAATAGTTATATTTTTGATTTTAATGTTTGTGGCAATATCTTTGCCAATATTTATAAAAACACAAGAACTAAGTGATAAGAAATCTGTACTTTCACTTTGGGGATTATATATAATTGAATCTAAAGAAATTTTCGTGTCAGATAACTTTTTGATTCCTTCGGGTGTTCGATAATATAGGGGTATGGCATGTATTATTGGTAAATGCTCATAGTAAGTATCCTTTTTTTTATTTTTATTTTGACTTTCTAAGGTCAAATATAACACAAATAATGTTATGGCTCCTCCAATTAATGAACCAGAAAAACCTATCCATGCATCTGTAGTGCCGACGATTGGACTAGAGGGGATTTGGAATTCGCCACAAATTAAATAAGTAAATAACGATGCAACAATAATATATATTGCAATTATAATTGGAAAATTGTAATCGTCTTTATTTGCATTTTTATTCAAGGTTTGAAATATAGGTATAATAAAAGTTGAACTTATAATAAACCAGGATATATGTGTGATAATTTCACTATTGTTCCATTTTAAATGAAGATATAATAAAAACATTAAAATTGAAGAAATTAAAATTTTATTTTCCCATATAATAGATAGATAACATTTAAGAAATTCGATTATTTTTGATACTTTTCTCATTGCTTGTCTTCTCTTTCTATTTTATTACTTTTTGCATCTTTTTATGAAAAGATAACCAAAAATAATAATCATTCCAAGTCCAATATGCCAATTTTCTTTATCTGACAATCCCATAAATCCTGCTAAAATTAATAAAATATATAATAAATCTATAAATATGCTTTTCCCTCTAGATGTATAACGAATACCCGTACCTGGTATTCTGTATGTTTTGGTTACTTGCCCTTTAGAATTTCTAGTTGTTCTCATCCATTTATTACCATGACTTACACTAATTCCACTATTTGAAAAAGTTATTTTCCCACCATTTCCAATTTTCTTGCTTTTTCTAAAACTAAATCCCATATGTTTTACCTCATTTCTTCTTTTTTATAGTGTAACTTCACTTGTTGCAAAAGTATCATATACTTTGTACACTATTTGCTTCGGAATTCCTTTATGAACCATTAGATCAATAACATTTGTATCTTCTGAAATGAATTCATCCTTTAATAATGCAAGTGCCGCAAATACATTTGCTTCATGCTCTGACTTCCACTTGAATCTTGACAAATAGAAACTTGATTTCATGTTTGGATCATAATGTAATTTGTAATGTCCATATTCATGCCACAGAAGAAATTGCTTATATTCTTCCAATAAGTCCGGTGTCATGAAGATTGCAGTATTTTTATTGTTGGAAATAATCATTGATTCGCATTTTCTCTTTAATAAATCTGGGTAATCAATGATGTGTATGTTGTCATAGTACAATAATTCATAAATATTGTTGGAAGGTAATTTATCTACTACTTCTTTAATTTTCTTTACTTCCATAAAACCCACCTTTTTATTTGTTATATTTTTTTCCTAACATTTCAATCATTCTAGAAACATCTTCAGCAAACTCCATAATTTCATCATCTGTCATTTTTTCCGGGTCATATCCACCGAAGTTTGCTACCAATGGTTGTTCAAGAATGAACTTTATAGCATCATCAACATTGGAAAATATGTTATTTTTATTTACATCTTGTTTTTCGCTCTTTTCATCATAACCCATTAAATATTGTGGGGTAGTATGTAATGCATCAGCAAAAGCTTTTATTTTTGATTGTGGAAGGTCTACTAATCCGCTTTCAACTTTTCCAATACTGCTTCTATGAGTATAACCAACTTTATCCGCTAGTTCATCTTGAGATAAGCCTTGTTCTATTCTCAATTTTTTTATTTTTTCATACATATCCATATTCAAAACCTCAGCTTTCTGTATCAATAATAGCATTATGGCGAATTAAATTCAATATTATTTTAATTAATTCAAAAAAAGTGTTGACTTAAATTCGCGATAGTTTTATTATAAAGATGTGAATTAAATTCGCGGAAAGGAGAATGTATGACAGATACTTATGAATTAGAAAAAATCATTCGAATGAAAGGCTATACTAAAAAGCAAATTGCTCAGCATTTAAATTTGTCAGAACAAGCATTTTTATTGAAATTATCCAATCAAAATGAATTCAAGGCAAGTGAAATAAAAAAAATGTGTGAACTTCTTGCCTTAAAAGACAACAAAATTTTTTTTGTAGATTGAGCGAATTTAATTCGCGTAAAAGAAACTAAAAAAGGAGAAAAAGATGGAAAGTAAAGTTAATCGAATCGACGGAGTTAAAATGGAAATTATGTTAGTTATTATAGTATTAAAAGGTAAAGGGACAACTGATGATCCGTGTAGGCATGTAAAGCAATATTATCAATATGATGAAGATGGAAACTACAACTTATTGTTTGAAAATGATCCGTGCAATAAAAAAGAGTAGTTATTCATTACTCTTTCGTTGTAGTTGTTTTTCATCTGAAATATTTATTACTTCTTCATAAAGTTTTTCGGTTTCATATCTATTAATATACCAATCACTTATTAATTTTTCAATTACTTTAAGAAGTTTTACGGACTCCTCAGGATCAATATCAACAATTTTATTAATATCGTGTTCCATATGGGCACCTATATTTCCTAAGCTTCTTATCCCATCTAATACTTTCCATTGCATCGGAGGAATTAATGATTTTAAAGATGTAATTTCAGCATTTAGGTTTTTCTCATGAATATTCCAAAAATCATGTATCATGCCTTGCAAACATCTTCTGGCAAGTGTGGCAGAAGCTTTAGGACTTAATTGAAGTATAGAATAAGCTTCTTCATAATCCTCACGAATTGCTTTAGGAATATAATCCGGAAACCGTTTAGCTAATGATTTTGGTTTTATATAAAATGAATCATCAGAGGATACATTAGTTCCAGTTCTTTGTGCGATTATTGTGTATTCATTGCAATTTGGACATCTATAAAAGGAAATAGATACTTCACTATCATATGCTTGATCAAAACCTTTGTAACCTTTAGCTTTTGTATCACTTTGATAACTTGGAAATCTAGAAGCATATGTATCATTAGTAACTGGAAAAGCATGATTGCAATATGGACAAATAAAACTTGACATTATCTTCACCTCGTTTTCTATATAGGAAAATTCTACCATGAAATTTTTAAGTAGGCAATGTGAAGAGTATTTAAAAATGATTAGAGAAAGAAGTAGAAGTAAAGAAAAGTCAATCAAAATCATATCATGTAGAAAGGGGGCAGAAAAATGCAAGATGAAGGAAATGTTGTATTAACCATGAACATTGGAGAAACAAAGATTCTGTTCTGTGACAATTATTGTTTGTCGATAGAAGAATCAGAAAAATTAATGGAAAGAGTCGCATCAAATGCATTCAGATCATACATGATACTAGAACACAAAAAAAGGCAGTTTGCGGGGGTAGATGCTCACTGCCTTGAGAGTAAATAAAGGTCCAAACTTATTTACTCTTTAATTCTATCATAAATAAAAGAAAAGAGGAAGAGGAAATGGATAAGACAAAAGAACTCAAAAGATTAGTTGAAGAAATTGAAAGATTCAAAAATAAAAATATAAATTTCAAAGTGTATATTAATGAAAATGGAGAAATTGACATCGATATCACATATACAGATAGATGTACTTCAATAGAAGAAGCAATTTTGACATTAAATATCATCATCAACAGATTGAAAGAATAGAGAAACAAGTGAGTGAGAAAGAGGTATGAAAGATGGGCAGAAGAATCAAAACATTTGGTGGACAGCAAGCAACCATTCCACTTAAAAGTGAAAAGGACATGAATGCGATCATGAATTACTTTTTGATTCAAAGAGAAACCGCAAAAACAATTCCAAAAAGACGACAGGCAGATCGAAACTGGTTCTTGTGTTTAATGGGATTCAATACTGCGTTTAGAGCAGAAGATCTCTTACAATTAAGAGTAATTGACCTTGAAAAAGGATATATGCATATCAAGGAAAATAAGACCGGTAAAATGCAGAACTTCCGGATCAATAAGTACTTGCATGAAGATATCTTAGATTATGTAAAACGAAATGAATTGACTTCCTATGATTATTTATTTTTCGGACAGAAAAATAGAAGTTTTCCAATCACAAGACAACAGGCAGATCGAATCTTAAAGAAGGCTGCCAAGTCCATTAAATTGAAACAAGCCTTTAGCCTTCACTCCATGAGAAAGACATTTGGATATCACTACATAAAGAATGGTGGCAATCTTCTTACCTTGATGAAGATGTACAACCATGATGAAACTTCTACTACAGAAATCTATATTTGTTGGGGAACGGATGATGCAGAAAATGATAGATCCACTATCTATAATGGTGCCGTTCATCGAAAAGGAACAATCAAATAAAATAGAGAAAATCAAGGCAAAAATGCCAATTTAACGAAAATCAAAAGACTATGCACATTTTTTGAAAAAAGAAATCAAGAAAATGCAAAAAAAGCCTTTTATAGAAAGGTGAGTGAGTGATATGAGTCCTCAAGAAAAAATGTGATAGACTTAGGGGTTTTGTCACATTTTTAAACAACACAAAAAGTTCTTTGAAAACTGAATAAGATAGAGGCTGAATATAAAAACTTCTTGACTTAATGTACGGCTCTAATATATACTTTAGATACGGACAGAAAGTAGAAAGGAGGAAAGTGTCCAATAGTAAAAAAATGGGTAGACCTAAAGTCGATAACCCACGAAAAAAAAGAGTAGAGATACGATTCAATGATGAAGAAATTAAACATTTAGATTCATTAGTTGCTAAGTATCAAATGGACAGAGCGAGCATAATACGGCTTGCTTTAGAAAAGCTTAAATAAAAAAGGTAAGTGCTTCGGTTTTGACGGACAGAAAGACACTTACCACTCAACACCCACAAGGGGCAAAGGAATTATAACACAGCCTCTTGTGATTTTCAACGCACCTAAAAAAGGTAAAAAAGAAAGGAAACAGGAGGTTTTTTATATGACAGAAAATCTTATTCGGTTAAAAAGATGTGAATTATGTGAACACTACCAAGAACATTATATTCTGATATCCAAAGGAAGAGTGATGTCAGAAATACAATGCTTGGATAAAGGGCACTGTAAAAGAAAAAGACCCAATCACAGACTTATGTATGCATGGGATTCATGTGATGAGTGGAAAGAAAATGAAGAACTGAAAGGAAAAGAGAGAAAATGGAAATAGTGTATATTTCAGGGATTACTCTTGGAACGTTAGCTATAGGAACATTTATAGTCGGAATCATTTGTACCGGCTATGCAATCAAAAATGGAGAATTCAGTGAGGAGGGATAAAGATGAACGAGATACTTAAGGTTAATTATAATGAAGATCGAATTACAGTTTCAGCAAGAGATCTACATAATTATTTAGAAGCAAGCGAACGATTCAGTTCATGGTTTGAAAGAATGACGCAATACGGATTCATTGAGGGGAATGATTATTTAGGGTGTAAAGTTTTTAACACCCTAGCAAGGCAAGAACTTCAAGACTATCAGCTTACCATTGATGCAGCTAAAGAAATCGCAATGTTGCAACGAAACGAAAAGGGTAAAGAGATCCGAAAGTATTTTATAGAAGTAGAAAAGGAATGGAATACTCTGGAAAGAGTGATGGCAAGAGGATTAGAAGCAAGCAAGAAAGTGATTGAGTCTTTAAATCAGAAATTACTTGAGAATAAACCAAAGATTGATTTCTATGATTGTGTGGCAGATTCTAAAACCGCAATCCCAATGGAAGCCGTGGCTAAAACATTAGGAATACATAAAATCGGAAGAAATAATTTATTTAAGATTCTAAGAGATAAAAAGATCTTGAAAGAAAACAATTTACCTTATCAAGAATATATAGACAGAGGTTATTTCCGGGTAGTTGAAACGAAATATACACGAGCATCCGGAGAGACTTGTATTTACATAAAAAGCTTAGTGTATCAAAAAGGCGTTGATTACATCAGGAAAATCATCATGGAGGGAATGTAAGATGAAATTAAAGAAAATGATTTTTAAAGACAGATGTGATGGTTGCAGACAACCAAGAGTATGCAGAGGCAATCAAGGGAAAGTCCTTTGCGAAGAGTGTATTAAAAAAATGAAATAGAAAGGAAATACAAATGAACACAAAGAAAAAGAAGAAGTCCATCCTTGAGATGGGAAATGGATCTATCTTGGAAAAAGTAGATCGAGAATATGGAAAAGTATTAAAGAATATTCAAGATCCAAACACAGATCCTGTTAAGGTAAGAGAAATCACAATCAAATTAAAAATCACAGCAGATCATGAGCGAAAGAATCCTTCTATCCTCGCTCAGGTTACCTCGAAGCTTCAGCCGGTTAATCCAATCAAAGTTAATCTGTTTGATGTTGAGGTTCTAGATCAAGAAACAGGAGAAGCTATTAAAGCTCAACAAGAGGCAAGCGATATTGCTTCTGGTCAAATCAATATTGATGGAGAAATCCATGTACCCGAAGTTTACATTCCACATTTAAATTAAGAAAGAAAAGGAGAAAATAAAATGATAAGAGAAGCAATGCAGTATCTAATAGATCTTGCAGAAGAACATAATAAAGTTTTAGAAACAAAAATCAACGGCAGCATTTATACTGAAAGAAACTTGAAAAGAATTGATGAATATTTTCCACAATGTGATTGCATGGAATTAAAGAATTTAAATGCTTTGATTCAAAATATTCGAACGAATCTACAAAAAGATTATCATAATTTGCCTTTGATTTTGAATGTATCAGAAAATCAAATTGATGTATGGTCAAGTTATGATCAGAACAAAAACAGAGAACATATTTTCCGGACAAAAGCACAGGTTCCTACCATTGATTTTAATCATTATATGTCCGTTGAAAATATGATCATTCAACTTCAGACTTGTTTTTTAGAATCAGAAAATAAATCTAATTTAATCGGATTGATCAGTCGGCTTTCTAAAAAGCAAGAAATTTCATTAGAGGATGATGGAATCACACAACGAGTTACTGCAACTGAGGGAGTGGCCACAGTAGCTCAGGTATCGATACCACCGCTTGTAAAACTGACTCCACAAAGGACATTTTATGAAGTCATACAACCTGAGCAATTGTTTTTATTTAGAGTAGATAAAAATTGCAATGTAGCACTTTTTGATGCGGCGGGAGGAGCATGGAAATATCTGTGTCAACTATCAATCATTGATTATTTAAAATTTGAGCTCACTAAAGAAATTGAAGATGGAAAGGTAATTATCGGATAAAATACAGTGCCAGAAATAAAGTGGCATTTTGTAAAAAATCTAGAATAAAAGAAATTTTTAAAAGGAAAGGTGTTCTGCTTGTTCGAAAGGGTTGGCAGAATGTTGAGGAAATAAGATGGGAAGACCAACTAAAACCGGATTGGATTACTTCCCGTTGGATGTCGAACTGGATACCAAATTGAAGCTGATTAAAGCAGAGTTTGGTATCTTAGGGTTCGGCATCGTCATCAGACTGTATCAGTACATCTATGGTGAAAATGGGTACTATATGGAATGGTCGCAGGACGTTGCATTGATGTTTGCCGATAATGAACGGTTGGGTGTCAATGTTGTGTCTGAAGTAGTCGCTGCCTGTTTAAAAAGAGGTATATTCAATCAACACAAATATGAAAAGTATGGAATCCTAACATCAAGAGGGATCCAAAAACGCTACTTGGTAGGAACAAGTAGACGACTTGATTCAAAAATTTGTGATGAATATATCCTTTTAAGTGAACCCAAAAAAACAGTAAATGATGACAAAAACGGGATAAATGTTAACAGAAATCGAGTTAATGTGAACAGAAAGTACACAAAGTAAAGTAAATAAAAAGAGTATATATAAGTGAGTCTATATAACTTACTAGTATAGATATTTATCTATAAGAAGGGAGAAAGAGATGACACTGACGACACAAAATAAAAAATTATCTCAACGAATCTTTGAACTCTTGAATATTCACTCATTTAATCAACATGAGATAGATAAAATCATGAAGTGGAGAAAGCTCTATACCGATGATGAAATTATGGAAGCATTAGAAAAAGCAATCCGATATAAAGCTAAAAAGCCACTCAGTGACTATACGACAAAGATCCTTGAGGAAAATCATCAAAAAAAGAAAAATGAACCTGTTTTACCTAAATATTACATAAGAGATAAAGAACGGCAGGAGATGATCAAACAAGGGATTCTTGTTGAAGAAGAGGAAGAGACAGAGCCGGCAGACTTAGAAGCAATTGAAGCATTGATAAAGAAAATCGAAATGAGAGAAAGAAGATATAAGGAAGATTTAAGATGAAAAATGCAAGAACAAGCGATAAATATTACTTCTTAATGGACGATGATGAAGTGAGAGCGGAAATCATCAAATACATGGTACAAAATGATTGTGATATGCAGAGCTTCGCAAGAAAATTACAAGTTCATAGACAAACGATTTATACCTTTATGAACAAGAAAGGCGAGCTATCAATTGATACTTATAGAAAATTAGAAGATTTCTTACACATCCATATATTTAATCAATTACCTTACGAAGCAAAGATGATTCAAGGTAAAGAAGTCAAGAAAGTAAAAGAGACACCGAAAAAAGAAATCAAAAGTCGCGTATTACAAGACTGGATGATTAGAAATATCCAGTTTTATGGGAATACGGTAGTAAGTAACAGTCAAATAAAAAAATATGGCAAAAAAACTATAATCAAAGAATTTCAGCGATTCGGATTCGATGTTGAAATTACTGAAAAGGGAATTGTGGAATTAAAAAAAGAAATCATGGAGGAGGAATAAAATGATTGAACAATTAAAAGAATTATTGCAAATGCAAGAAGAATTAGACGAAAGAATTTTGAAACAACATGGAAATGTTTATGATGAAAAGATTGCTAAACAAAATGAAATAGCGCTATTTGTTGAATTAGGCGAATTGATGAATGAATTACCAATGCATTTCAAGCACTGGAAGAAAAATGCCGTTGATAACAGAGAAAATGCACTTGTTGAATATGTGGATGCATTACATTTTCAATTGTCATTATTTAATTACTGTGGATTCGATGTTGAAGATGGAATTCATAATTATAAAACTATGCTTGCCGGAAGAACAGAAGATATAAATGCATGTTTGATAGATATTGTAGACAGTTGTTTTACAGAATGGGGATTATCATTCTTATTTGATTTAGGTTATATTTTAGGCTTCACATGGGAAGAAATTTATGATACATATAAAGCGAAAAACAAAATCAATCATGAGCGACAAAACAACAATTATTAGAGGAATTGGAAAATGAAAAAGATTCATTGTTTTTTTGAGCAATCCGGGACATTTAAAAATGTAATAAATTCAATCAAGGGTGGGGTTGCAATAGATTATGATATTTTAAATGAATATGATCAAACAGATGTTCAAATAGATTTATTTAATGAAATAGAAAAGGCATATCATGGGTTATCAAGTGTGTTTGATAAAATTAATTCCGAAGATATGATACTTGCATTTTTTCCTTGTGTGAGGTTTGAAGAACAAATACAAATGTCATTCCGTGGTACTTCTTTTCAGCAAAAAAAATGGACTGATGAACAAAAACTTGAATATGATTTAATTCTTCATAGAGGATTATATGAAAATTATCAAGTAATAACAAAGCTTGCGATTGTTTGCATTAAAAGGAGAATTCCTTTAATAATCGAGAATCCATACTCGTCAACACATTATTTGACTAAATATTGGGCGATAAAGCCTGCAATAATAGATACAAACAGGCGATTGAATGGAGACTATTACAAGAAACCGACTCAATTTTGGTTTATTAATTGCGAACCAAAATCCAATATTGTATTTGAACCATTGAAATTAGTTGAAAAGAAAACAGTTGAGTTTGCAAAACGCAGCGATAAAAAAGGCGAACGAAGCCTTATACATAAGCAATATGCAGAACGATTCATCAAACAGTTTATTGCAGAAGAAAAGGAAGGAGAGTTTTATTTATAAAAAATGAATATTTATTTTTTAATAATAGTTATATTCTACATTCTTGATCTTATGGTGGTATTAGAAAAAAATGGAGAAACATATGATTTTTTTCTTGCTTTAATGGCAAAGTTTATATACTTATTGTTAATTATTTGTGCAATAGCGACAGGATTTTAAAGAGGAAAGATGAAATTAAAAAGAGAGGAAGGAGTTAACTTAAAATGATAAAAGCAAATACATTGGAAGAATATCAAGCATTAATGTGCTTTAAAAATTATTGTTTAAACACACAAGATTGTAGAGACTGTTTTATGCTAAAAGTGTGTAAGCATACTAGTGTTGAATTGAGGCATCTTGATATTGAATTTGTTGCAGATAATCTATCTACAAATTTAGATAAAGAAGCGAAAGATGAGGAATAAAAATGGCAATAAAAAAAGAATATAGACCATGTTTTATAAATGGTAAAAAAGCATTGTTTCATAAGTGGAGTGATGAAGCGGAAATAGTACCACCTTCAAATTTAATAGGTGGGCATGCTGGGGGAGTTATTAAAACAACATTGGCACTTATTGAATATGAAGATGGAACAATACACAAGGCATATCCGGAAGAAATTGTGTTTTGTGATAACAAACTAAAAGAAATGGAAAGGGAAACAGATTTATTTAAGTGTGATGGTACAGAATGAAAAATAGAGAGAAATACGAGAATGAAATCATCAATTCGTTAGGTAAAAATAGTTGCGTGTTTATAAAAAACCATGTTTTAAAAAATAAAGATTGCCACTTACTTCCATGCGATACATGCAATAACTTTTACAGACAATGGCTTAATGAAGTTGGATATGATCATTACAAGTACTGTCCTAATTGTGGACAGAAAATAGATTTGAGTGAGGTAGAAGATGAAAGCGAAAGAAATGTTTGAAAAATTAGGTTGGAAATTACAAAATGAAGGATTGAAAATTGTATATTTTAACAGAGAATATAATGAAATAATAGAATTTGATAAAGAGTACGAAGAATATTATGTTGAAAATCTATCTATTGATATGTCTACATTACAAGCAATCATTCAACAGTGCAAAGAATTGGGGTGGATTGAATGATAAAAATATACACATTTTAGAATGGAGAAAAAAATGAAAAATATGAATAGTAAATTAACTAAAGAAGAATGTAAGGAAGCAATGGATAGACTTTATAGACCTTATTTGGCTTCAACAACTATACAGAATGATTTCTATAAAATTAATGGCAAAGAGCATTCTATCAATGATGATAGTAATTTGCTTGAACAACTCATCAACGAACACTTTGAATTAGTTGAAAGTATTAAAAGTGGTGAATGTAGTGATGGATACCATACTTTTAATGAATTGTATTATCATAGAGCAGTTTTATTCAGTGTTATTTTAAAAGACCATAAAGAATTGGCATGGAAATCTAAAAAACACCATGATGGAACTATGTTTGATGGAATGTTTATTGTTGGAATTGATACACCAAAAGGACAGTATTCATATCATTATGATTTAAACTTGTGGAGTTTATTTGATGTAAAAGAATTAGACAATGCTCCTAAATGGGATGGACACAAACCAAAAGATATTGATAGACTATTAAGTTTAAATGACAATCCATCTTTGAAATTTGAAGAATTATGCGAAAATGAGCCTATATTTGATAATGACGATTTTTATTATTGTTGGTACTTAATATTGATGATTGACTATGAAACTAAACAATTATATATCGTTGATTATGATGGAAATTTTAAATGGATTAATTTTGAAGAAAACCGATTTTACAGAAAGCAGGCAGAAGAATGAAAAAAATAAAAAACAAGTATAGGATAAAGCAAATATTAATTGATTCTTTTTCTAAATTATTATGTTCATTTGGGATTATAAAATCACCAGCATTACAACATTATGAAGGTATGAACAATTTGATAAAAACGATTGGGTTTCCAATTCCAAAATCTTATGAAAAGAATGATTAAAATGAATCAATATTGTAGATATTGTAGTAATTGTATATATGGTGATGTGTTTTATTGTGATGAAAAAGAAATTACTATGAATGAAGAAGAAGTAAAACGATCAAACAAATGTAAATACTTCCAGTTTTGTGAAATAGATGTAATAGATCAAAACAGAACATATAAACCAAGAAAAATGAATAAAAAAGCAAAAGGAGAAATGAAAATGATTAGTAAACAAGAAATAAATGTTGGGATTAAACCTTGCCCATTCTGCGGCAAAAATGAAATGTTTGCAGTTAAAGGAATTCTTGGTGGAATTGTAATGTTAAAATGTAATAGTTGTAGATTTATTTTTTCAGTTGATGACAAAAGAATCGATAAAGATGTAAATGAAGTGATTAAACGGTTCAATAGAAGAGCGGGGGAAAGACATGAAGATAAAAGCGATCAAAAAACCAATTGAGATAGAAGCGATTCAATGGAATGGCAGAAACCTTGATGAAATAAAAGAGTTTGTTGGAAAGAATTTAATAATTAGCAAAGAATATGTTTCATCAATCCTTAATCCATTTTCTTATGAACCTCGCATTTATATAGAATTAAAACACTTGAAGGCAATATGTTAGTTCGTGAAGGCGACTACATCATAAAGGGAGTACAGGGTGAATTCTATCCATGTAAGCAAGATATATTTGAGAAAACATATGACATTATAAGTCAGAATGATTGAATGGGAAGGAATAGAAATGAAAATTATTAATATATTAGGAACTGAATACACATTTGATATTATTGATGAAAAAGATGAATGTATGAAATCGGGAATGTTAGAAGGATACACAGATCATACATTAAAAAAGATTATCGTACATAAGCAAAAAAAGGAAAATTCTGTTGATTGTGGTAATCAAAATAAGATTCAAAAAACAATAGCAAGGCATGAAATAATCCATGCATTTCTATTTGAAAGTGGCATTGATATAGGTATGCAATTTCACAGTGAAGAAATGGTTGACTGGTTAGCGATGCAACTTCCAAAAATAAATACAGTTATCAAAGATTTGGAAGAGGTAGATCAACAATAATAATTACATATGGAGAGGTGATAGGATGAATACAAAAGAATACTTACAACAGGTAAAGAAGCTAGATGTATTGATATCAAATAAAAAAGAACAACTAAAGACTTTACGAGAACATCTTGAAGTGAAAGGAATTAATTTTGAAAATGATGGATCAGCAAATGTAACAAGAAATATTACCATGTTAAATGATATAGTTATTAGTATTACAACATTAGATCAAGAGATAGAAAATGATATTCAATTATATACAGATAAATTAAATCGAATTATAAATACTATTGATTCATTAGATAATAGTGAAGAGATATCTCTGTTATATAAAAGATACATTCATTTCCAATCATGGGAAGAGATTGCAAAGCAATTAAATGTATCATATAAGCATGTATTCAAATTACATAAAAGAGCATTAGAAAATATAGAAAAAATAATTAAATTGGATACCAAATGATACCTGTCAAGGTGGTATAATAGTAACATAAAAGATTGCATAAAGGATTCAGGCACTTCGTTTGTGAGTGCCTTTTATTATGGAGTAAATCATGAAACAACCAAGAAAAAACGAAAGACCGGACAGAGATGGTAAACATCGAGCTCAATTTGAAAAGAACAGAAAGAGAATCTATGCAACACAAACCCTATGTGGGATATGTGGTAAACCTGTAGATTTTAAATTAAAGTTTCCGCATCCTTTATCTCCTTGCATAGATCATATTATTCCTATCGCTCGTGGAGGTCATCCAAGCGATATAAGTAATTTACAACTTGCTCATTTCACAT